GGCTGGTAAGCCGGTCAAACAGGCTGTAGCTATCGCCTACAGCGTCAAGCGCGAAGCGGCCAAAAAGGGTAAGAAGTAAGCATATGGCCGACCCCACAGGCATCCAGAAGGCGGGCCAGGTCGCCAATGTGGGGTCAAACCCAGAGAAGGTTCCTGCGCGCGACGAAGACAAGATGGCGACCATGCGCCACCGCCTGAAAATGGCGCAGTCGGCGTACTCGGACAGCCGTGAGGACGAACTGGACGATCTGCGGTTTATGGCCGGCAGCCCGGACAACCAATGGCAGTGGCCCGCCGACGTGCTGGCGACCCGCGGATCGGTGCAGGGCCAGACCATTAACGCGCGTCCGTGCCTGACCATCAACAAGCTGCCGCAGCACGTCCGTCAGGTGACGAACGAGCAGCGCCAGAACCGGCCCAGCGGCAAGGTCATCCCTGCGGACGACAACGCTGACGTGCAAGTGGCTGAGATTTTCAACGGCGTGGTGCGGCACATCGAGTATATGTCCGACGCCGACGTGGCCTACGACACCGCCTGCGACAACCAGGTGACCTACGGTGAGGGCTACATCCGCCTGCTGACGGAATACTGCAACGACGAGACGTTTGATCAGGACATCCGCATCGCGCGCGTCCGCAACTCGTTCAGCGTCTACATGGATCCGACGATCCAAGACCCGTGCGGCGCTGACGCTGAGTGGTGCTTCGTGACCGAAGACATCCTCAAAGAAGAATACGAGCGGATGTTCCCGGACGCGACGCCGATCAGCACGCTGTACAGCCAAGGCGTCGGCGATCAGGGCATTTCGTCGTGGCTTCAGGAAGACACGATCCGCATCGCGGAATATTTCTACAACACCTACGAAAAAGCTACGCTGCACCTGTACCCGGACAACCAGACTGCCTACCGCGGCACGCCGCAGGACAAGCAGCTTACGGCCATGTTCGGCAAGCCAATCCGCAGCCGCGAAGTTGACCGCAAGAAGGTCATGTGGATGAAGACCAACGGCTTTGACGTGCTGCAAGAGCGCGAGTGGGCCGGCAAGTGGATTCCGGTCGTGCGCGTCATCGGCAACGAGTGGGAAGTTGACGGCCAGATGTACATCAGCGGCCTTGTGCGGAACGCCAAGGACGCCCAGCGCATGTACAACTACTGGACGAGCCAAGAAGCCGAGATGCTGGCGCTGGCGCCCAAGGCACCCTTCATTGGCTATGGCGGCCAGTTCGAAGGCTACGAAATGCAGTGGAAGACCGCCAATACGACCAATTGGCCGTATTTGGAGGTCAATCCCGACGTGACGGATGGAGCCGGGGCTGTCCTCCCCCTGCCCCAGCGCGCGCCTCCTCCGTTGCCCCAGACCGGCTTGATCCAAGCCAAGATGGGGGCTGCTGACGACATCAAGGGAACGACGGGTCAGTACGACGCCAGCCTTGGGATGCAGGGCAACGAACGCTCTGGTAAGGCCATCCTCGCCCGCGAGAAGCAGGGCGATGTTGGTACTTACCACTACGTCGATAACCTCGCCCGCGCGATCCGCCACATCACCCGGCAGATCGTGGACATGATTCCGAAGATTTACGACACGCAGCGCATCGCCCGCATCATCGGCGTTGACGGTGAAGTCGATATGGTCAAGTTCAACCCGTCGCAGGCTGAACCTGTCAAGGAAATCCGCGACCAGATGGGTGCGCTGATCGAGAAGGTTTACAACCCCAGCGTCGGCACCTACGACGTAATGGTCACGACCGGCCCAGGCTACATGACCAAGCGTCAGGAAGCCTTGGACGCCATGAGCCAGATTCTGCAATCCAACCCGCAGCTTTGGTCTGTGGCAGGCGATTTGTTTATCAAGAACATGGATTGGCCGGGCGCGCAGGAGATGGCAGCGCGGTTCAAGAAAATTCTTGACCCGAAGGTTTTGTCGGAAGGCGATCAGTCGCCTGAGATGATGGCCGCCCAGCAGCAACTGGAAGCCATGACGCAGGAACTGAACCGGATGACCGACATCATCCAGAACGTGCAGGACAGCGTCGCCCAGCGCGAGGTGGACATCAAGGAATACAAGGCCCAGGTGGACGCCTACGACGCCGAGACGAAGCGGATCAGCGCCGTGCAGCAGAGCATGACGCCAGAGCAGATTCAGGACATCGTCATGGGCACCATCGCCGCGGCGCTGGACACCGGCGACCTGATCGGCGGCGCGCTTGAGATGCGCGAGATGCCCGACATGGAGACGGAACAGCCTGAGATGCCAGAGATGGGCGAAATGCAGCCCGAAATGCCGCCTGAAGGAATGATGGAATGAAGTGCGCGGATTTTATCGGGATGCTGTTCTTGGCGCGGGATGTGACCCATTCCGCCCACCTGAACACGCGCAGCTATGCCAAGCACGTCGCGCTGAACGAGTTCTACGACGGCATCATTGACTTGGCGGACAAGTTTGCCGAAGCCTATCAGGGCAAGTACGGCCTGATCGGGCCTATCTCGCTGATGTCGGCCAAAAAGACCAACAACGTGGTCGAGTTTCTCGAAGGCCAGCTAGAAGACCTTGAGCAAATGCGCTATAAGGTGGTTGATAAGGAGTGTACCCCACTCCAGAACATTATCGACGAGATTTTCGGGCTGTACTACACCACGTTGTATAAGCTGAAATTTCTGGCGTAAGGAACGATCATGGAACTGCTTAACCCTATGAGCAAGGTCGATTATCCGTCTTACTCGGTGGCATACACCGGGACGGCGGGTAGCACGACTGCATGGCTGCCAGGGCCGCAAGGCGTCCTCGTCTGGTCGGATCAGGCGTGCTACATTGAAGTCGGCGTCGGCGCGACCGCCACTACCGCCAGCACCCCGATCCCAGCTTTCACCCCGATCCCGTTTGCCGTACCGCTTAACACGTCAGGTGCGCCGTGGCGCGTTAGCGCGATCCAAGTGTCAACCGGCGGCACTGTATATTGCAAGCCGCTTAATAAGAACTGATACGTGAGCTTTGGCGTCGCCCTTCGTAACAGCGTTGCCCTTGGACTGGGGGGTATTATTGCGTTGTTTTCGGGTTATGGGCCTGACCAAGCGCAGGGAAACCTAGAGACCGAAAACGGTGACAACCTCGTCCAAGAGGACGGCGGGCTGATACTTTTGGAGTAATACTGATGGCTGATAAAAAAATCTCCGCGCTTACGGCTGCTACAACCCCCTTGGCTGGCACCGAAGTGCTGCCGATTGTGCAGTCAGGCAGCACGGTTAAGGTTAGCGTAGATAACCTGACCGCGGGTAAAGCCGTGAGCGCCACCAGCATCGCCACCGGGTTGGGCGCCGTTGGTACTCCCGCTTACACGTTTACTGGTGATACCAACACCGGAATGTGGTCGCCGGCTGCGGACAATGTGGCGGTTTCGACGGCGGGTAATGAGCGAGTCCGCGTTACAAGTACGGGCCTTGTAGGTATCAACACCACCAACCCATCGACGCTTCTCCAAATTAACAGTATAGGCGCGACAAGTGCGACTAACCAAGGCCGGATTAAACTTGAAGACGGCATTGTTGATATTAATACAGGGTCAAGCGGAATAGAATTTACAGGGTCAAATTTTGGCTTAGGCTATGGCTGGCGTATGACCGCCATAGATAGTTCAGGAGTGCAGTTTATTTTTGCCACGCGGCAAAACAGCGCGTCGTGGACTGAGGCTATGCGTATAAACGCAGCGGGAAGTGTAGGCATTAATGAAACCGCGCCCGACTACCGGCTTGATGTCAACGGCACTTTTGGCTTCGCCCCTGGCGCTTCGGTTACGCCAGTTGATAACGGCGATGTCGTGTTTCAACTGACAAACAACACCACACTGACCGTTAAAGCTAAGGGGTCAGACGGCGTTGTTCGATCTGGCACAATCGTTTTGGTGTAAAGTTGCGCTTTCGCTGCGTTACGTCTTTTTGTAAGGAAACTATGAAGTGACAGCTGTTGCGCTTTCATCGCTAGGCGGCGCCGGTTGGCAGTTCTTTGACGCCAACGGAAACCCTCTTTCTGGCGGTAAGATTTACACTTACGCGGCAGGCACCACAACACCCACCGTTACGTACACCAGCAGCAGCGGCGTTACGGCTAACGCTAACCCGATCATTTTGGATAGCGCTGGCCGTCCAACAGAACAGATTTGGCTAAACAGCAACGCCGTTTACAAATTTACGTTAACTAATTCTCTAGACGTCCCCGTATGGACTAAGGATAACATCCCAGGGATTTTTGCCGACGCGGTCATCACAGCGGTAGATATAAACTATACCGCTCCTTTTGTCGGCGCGGTAACGCAAACTGTGAGTAACAAACTGTCTGAAACAGTTTCCGTTAAAGATTTTGGAGCTGTTGCTGACGGAACGACGGATGATTTGACCGCGTTTGAGAACGCTGCCAACAGTGATACCGTTACACAAGTGCTAATCCCCGCAGGGTCGTACTATCTTTCAGGCGTCCCTACTATACCGGGGAGCGTTACGTGGGTTGTTGATCGTAATGTTACTTTTACGGGAACAGACATTCTCACCTATATAAACAACAGAATTGTCTCTTTTGGTGGCTATCGAAGCATTGAAAGCGACCCTGCTTTTTACGATGGAATTTTTGGCTACCTTGAGCAAAACGCAAGTGTTTCGGGTTATGGCACAATCGCGCTCCACGGCTCTGCGCGCTCTAACGGGGGGACCGGCGGGGCTGCCGAAGCTGACATTGGTGTAGCAGCTTTTGGGTATAATGATCTTGAAGGTGGGTTGCAGGGTATTTGGGGTTTATACAGCACTGTTATGCGCGCCCCTGCTGGCGGTGGAGGCGCAATTCTTGGTGCAACGCATGGCTTAGAAATTGACGTCGCCAACATGGGTGGTTCAGTACCTATTTGGCCAGCAACACCGTTTCCGCAAGGGCTTACGGCTGGCGCATGGATTTGTACCGGCGGTGAAGCTACTGTACCTTCGGCTGGGGGTTCCCCCGGCACGGCATCGGTCGCTATTGGGATTATTCAAAACGATTCCCAAGTCGTAAAAACAGCGACGTTTGAAAAAGGTATTGTGTTTCACAATACGGCCATTTTAGGCACCGATGGGGCTACCGGCGTTGGCACTGCCATTGCGTTTGCTACTGGTCATTCAATGCAGTGGTTTAACAACAGCAACCAGCTTTGCGCTGAAATTTTAGCTTCTGGTCGTACTTTTGCGTCTACCAATTGGCGCATGGATTTTACCGACGCCGGCGTTAATTTTGAAGATCGCACCACAGGCGCGGCTACGCTTTCGCTTACGAAGCCAGCCGTACCCGCAAACGGCTTATCCGTTAACGGGTCGGCTACGGGCAATCCGGTAATCGTTTCCGCTCAAGGCAGTGACACTAACATTGATCTTGTACTCGCCGCTAAAGGTACGGGCGTTCTTGATATCCGCAATGTTGCGCTTTCAGGATCGGCGGGGGCGTCTGCTGGATATCTCCCAATAAAGATAAACAACGTTAGCTACAAAATTCAAATTTTTAACGTGTGAGGATTAAAATGAAAAACGTAATTATTGAATTTTCACCCGCCCAGCTATCAGTGTTAAATGATGCTCTGGGCAATATGCCATTTAAAATCGCCGCTCCGCTTGTGCAACATATCAACAGCGAAATTCAAAAGTCTTTTGACGTTGCGGTAGACGCGCGCGGTACGCCTTCCGGCGCTCCGGCGACGTTTGATAGCGCAAGCTAAAAGCGTTTAAAATTGCCAGACTGCAACGAATGATGTAGTTTGGGCGTCAACCGTACCGGCGAGGCTCACCGGGAACTCCATAGGAGTTATACATGGACGAGAATGTCCCAACTGAAGCGGATGCCTCCGCGCCGGAACTGGAAGCCACGGCAGCAATCCAGCCCGCAGAAAACATGACGCCGGAAACGCCTGTCGAACAGGAAGCATCTAAGACCTTCTCCCAGGAGGAACTGGACGCCATCGTCGGCAAGCGGCTTGCAAGGGAACAGCGTAAGTGGGAGCGTGAGCAAGCCCAGCGACTGGAAATGGCTCAAGCGCAGAAAGCGGCAGCCCCGCCTTTTGATCTAAGCGCCGACCAGTTCAACACCTACGAAGATTACGCAGAGGCTTTGGCCGAACGTAAAGCGGAGGAATTGTTGGCAAGGCGGGAAACCGCCAAGCAGCAGCAGGCATTGCTCGAAGGCTACCACGACCGTGAAGAGGTAGCGCGGGATCGGTACGACGACTTTGAACAAGTCGCTTACAACCCCAACCTGTCCGTCACGGAGACAATGGCGCAAAGCATCCAGGCGTCCGACATTGGCCCCGATGTCCTGTATTGGCTCGGTTCCAACCCGAAGGAAGCGGATCGCATTGCCCGGCTGCCGCCCATCTTGCAGGCAAAAGAGATCGGAAAACTTGAAGCCGGCATGGCCTCAAGCCCGCCGGTTAGAAAAACTTCAACCGCCCCGGCACCGATTGCACCTGTCACAGCCCGCGCTTCTGGCGCGCCGACGTATGATACGACCGACCCTCGTTCGACCAAGTCGATGAGTACGTCGGATTGGATCGAAGCGGAACGGATGAGGCAGATCAAGAAGTACGAGGCACAACGCAACCGTTAATTTGGGACTACCACCATGGCTAACTCGATTCTTACTATCGACATGATCACGCGGAAGGCTCTCGAAATCCTTGAGAACAACCTCGTGCTCACCCGCAACGTCAACCGTCAGTACGACGACAGCTTCGCTGTCGAAGGTGCCAAGATCGGTTCGACCCTGCGTATCCGTCTGCCCGACCGCGCTTTGGTCACGGACGGCGCTGCCCTTCAGGTGCAGGATGACAACGAGCAGTTCACCACGCTGACCGTTGCCAACCAGAAGCACATCGGCGTGAACTTCACGACCGCCGAACTGACGATGCAGTTGGACGACTTTGCAGAGCGCGTGCTGAAGCCGCGTATCTCGCAGCTTGCCTCCAGCATCGACGCTGACGTGGCCAACGCCTACGCCACCATCGGCAACACGGTCGGCACCCCCGGCACCACCCCGTCCACTTCGCTGGTTCTGCTTCAGGCCCAGCAGAAGCTGAACGAGAACGCTGCCGTGATGTCGCCGCGCTACGCGACGGTCAACCCGGCTGCCAACGCTGGCCTGGTTGAAGGCATGAAGGGCCTGTTCAACCCGACCGACACCATCAGCAAGCAGTTCAAGAACGGCATGATGGGCACCGGCGTGCTTGGTTTCGAAGAAATCAATATGTCGCAGTCGATCAAGCAGCACACCACCGGCACCCGCACCGCCACCGGCGGTTCGACCTCGGCGGCTGTTACGGCTGAAGGCGCCACCACCATCGCCATCACCGGCGCTGGTGCAGCGGCTACCGTCCGTGCTGGTGACGTGTTCACCGTGAACGGCTGCTTTGCTGTGAACCCGCAGACCCGTGAAAGCACTGGTTCGCTGTTCCAGTTCGTCGCGCTGGCCAACGTCACGTTGGACGGTTCGGGCGCTGGCAACATCACCGTTGCGCCGATCTACTCGGCTTCCAACGCGCTGGCCACTGTCAACTCGCTGCCGGCCACTTCGCAGGCTGTCGTGTTCGTGGGCGCTGGTGGCACCCAGTACGCGCAGAACCTGGTGTACCACAAGGACGCCATCACCTTCGCCACCGCCGACCTTCTGCTGCCGCAGGGTGTCGATATGGCGTCGCGTCAGGTGCATAACGGCATCAGCCTGCGTATCGTTCGTCAGTACGACATCAACAACGACCGTATGCCCTGCCGTATCGACGTTCTGTATGGCTACAGCACGATCCGTCCGCAGATGGCTTGCCGCGTCTGGGGCTAACCTGAAACCGGCCCCCGGTTCGCCGGGGGCCAACTTCTTTGAAAGGATTCTACAATGGCTCTCCCCAATGGCACTGGCGGCTATCAGCTTGGCGATGGCAATCTGAGTGAAGTTACTCTTGGCACTCAGCCCGCCCCCATCACCTACACCGCTGCTGCGACCCTGACGGTTGCTGATCTGGCAAGCGGCCTCGTTGTGTACAACGCTGGCGGCGGCAACAACCTGGCTCTGCCGGCTGTGACCGGCGTGAACGGCGTTGACGACGTGGTCAGCAGCGCCAAGGTCAACTCCTCGTTTGACTTTGCGCTTCTGTCTTCCGGCGCTGGCGCTGGCACGCTGACCGCTGGTACCGGCTGGACTCTGGTCGGTTCGGGCGCCGGTGAAGCTGGCAAGGCTGTTGGTTTCCGCGCTCGTAAGACGGGCGACGGCACCTACACCCTGTACCGCATCGCCAACTAATCGGTTTGCCCCGGCTTTGGCCGGGGCAACCTTTTCAGGAGACAGACAATGCCTAACACCAAAGCAGTCGGCGTTGCTTACGCTGATCCTGAGTTCGAAAGCGTTACCGTTACCGGCACCATGAGCGCCGGCTCGGTTGTTTCGACTAACGCCGGCGGCGCCGTTGCCAGCAACGCCAACGCGGGCGTGTATATTCTCAGCACTGCCGTCACCGCAAACGTCACGACCACTTCAGTCCCTGTTGGATCGCTTGGTATCACCACCAACGCGACTGGCCGTGGCAAGCTGTTCTATTCGGACGGCTCCAAGTGGCAGTTTATGGCAATCAGCTAATACAGTGGGCGGCCTTCGGGCCGCCCATTTTAAGGATTTCTTATGACCGTCATTTACATGGTTCATCCCACGCACGGCGCGAAGGTCGCGATCTCCAACGAAGAAGCGATTTTGGATGCAATTGACGGCTGGGAACGCTATGATGTGGTTACGTCATCTGTGGTGACGGACGATGACGAGGATGAGATCGTCAACGAGATGGCGGCACCAAAGCGGCGCGGACGCCCCCGCGCAAAGCAGGAAGGCTAACCAATGACGACGCTGCGCGATAAATTTGAAGCGTCTGTATCTACTTCAGATACTGGATGCTTAGAATGGACGCGCGCGGTCAATGCGTATGGTTACGGTGTAGTCCGCGACGATAACAGCAAAACTAAGTTAGCGCACCGCGCGGCTTGGTTTTTAGCCTACGGCGCGTATCCCGAAAAACATCTTCTCCATACCTGTGATAACCCGAAATGCGTGCGGCTAGACCATCTGTTTGAAGGTTCGCAAGCCGACAACATGGCCGACAAAATGCAAAAAGGGCGCCATAAATGGGGCAACCGCAAGTGGGCGCCGAACGAGCCAAAGCCTTGGTCGAAACTAACTCTTGAACAAGTTTTAGCGATTAAAAGCGCGGACGGCCCACAAACTCGCATAGCCGCTCAATATGGTATATCACAGAAAACCGTATCAGATATAAAACGCGGTCGTCGGTGGCCGCACGCGGAGATTGCGGCATGACCAACGCCGGAGAAATAATTAACGGGTCACTGCGGCTTTTGGGTGTCCTAGCCGAAGGCGAAGTGCCGTCAGCGGAAACGTCGCAAGACGCGCTGAACGCCATGAACCAGATGATTGATAGCTGGAATACAGAGCGGCTGGCAGTCTTTTCCACGCAGGATCAGGTGTTCACATGGCCCGCGGGCCTGCTGTCGCGCACGCTGGGGCCGACCGGCGACTTCGTCGGCAACCGCCCGGTGTTGCTGGACGACAGCACCTACTTCCGCGACGCCAGCACCGGCATCAGCTACGGCATCAAATTCATCAACCAGCAGCAGTACAACGGGATCGCGGTCAAGACCGTGACATCGACGTTCCCGCAAGTGATCTTCGTCAACAACACGTTTCCCGACATCGAGATGTACATCTACCCGCGCCCGACGCGCGCGCTGGAATGGCACTTTATCTCTGTCGAAGAACTGACCAAGCCCGCGCTGCTGGCGACCGAACTGACGTTCCCGCCAGGCTATCTGCGTGCGTTCCGCTACAATCTGGCCTGCGAAATGGCGCCAGAGTTTGGCGTCGAACCAAGCCCGCAAGTGCAGCGGATCGCCATGACCAGCAAGCGCAACCTGAAGCGCATCAACAACCCTGACGACATCATGTCCATGCCGTACAGCATCGTGGCGACCCGCCAGCGGTTCAACATCTTCGCCGGGAACTACTGATGAAAAGCCCAATCTTGGGCAGCGCCTACGTAGCCCGGTCAGTCAACGCCGCCGACAACCGCATGGTCAACCTCTTTCCGGAAATCGTACCGGAAGGCGGCAAGGAACCGGCGTTTCTTCAGCGCGCCCCAGGACTGACTTTGTTGGCGACGCTCGGCGCTGGCCCTGTCCGCGGGCTGTGGCAGTTCGGCAATTACGGTTACGCCGTGTCTGGCAACACGCTGTACCAGATCGACAGCAACTGGAACGCAGTCGCCAAAGGCACGGTAGCGGGGTCAGGCCCGGTTAGCATGGCCGACAACGGCACCCAGCTATTTGTGGCGGTCAACCCGCAGGGCTATATCTACAATTCCAGCACCGACGTGTTCCAGCAAATCACCGACCCGGATTTTCCGGGCGCAACGACCGTAGGATACATCGACGGCTACTTTGTGTTTAACGAGCCAAACAGCCAAAAGATTTGGGTGACGTCGCTGCTGGACGGCTTGTCCATTGACCCGCTGGAGTTCGCCAGCGCCGAAGGCAACCCCGACAACGTGGTAGCGATCTTTGTTGATCACCGCGAAGTGTGGGCGTTTGGTACTAACTCAACCGAAGTTTGGTACGACGCAGGGCTGCTCGATTTTCCGTTGGCGCGCATCCAAGGCGCTTTTAACGAACTTGGTTGCGCTTCGCCGTACAGCATCGCCAAGATGGACAACCAGATTTACTGGCTGGGCAAGGACGCGCGCGGCCAGGGCATGGTCTTCCGCGCTGCGGGTTATATCGGCCAACGCATTTCGACCCACGCCATCGAATGGCAAATGCAGGAGTACGCCGACCTATCGGACGCGGTTGGCTACACATACCAGCAAGACGGCCACAGTTTTTACGTTCTCAACTTCCCCAGCGCCGACACCACATGGGTGTTTGATGTCGCAACAGGGGCTTGGCATGAACGCGCGTCGTTTCAGAATGGCGACTTTAACCGTCACCGCGGCAACAGCCAGATGTTCTTCAACAGCGAAACCGCCATTGGCGATTACCAGAACGGCAAACTCTACAAGTTTGACCTCGAAGTGTACTCTGACGACGGACAGCCTCAGAAGTGGCTGCGGTCGTGGCGGGCGCTGCCGACCGGCGCAAACAACCTGACCCGCACAATCCAGCACGCCATGCAGTTGGATTGCGAAACCGGCGTGGGCTTAAACGGTCTTGTCACGCCAGAAACAATATATTTGCAAACTGAAACTGGTGACTTTTTAGTAACCGAAGGTGGCGACTTTTTGATCGCGGATGATTTGGCTCCCGCGACACAAGGGGCTGACCCGCAAGTAATGCTGCGTTTTTCGGATGATGGCGGCCATACGTGGTCGAACGAACATTGGAAATCGATGGGCAAGATTGGCCGGTATGGTTACCGCACGATCTGGCGCCGTTTAGGCGCAACGATGAAAATCCGTGATCGCGTTTACGAATTGTCTGGCACTGACCCGGTTCGTATCTACATCATGGGCGCGGAACTGATCTTGAGCGGGACGCGGGCCTGATGGCACTCGCGCCGATCAATCCCACACAACTTACACCGCCGCGAGTCGCGCTGATCGACGAGCGGTCGGGCGCGATCAGCCGTGAATGGTATCGGTTCTTCTTGTCACTCTTGACGGCGACGCAGACCAACCAAGCTGAAACTGAACTCGCTCCCGACGCAACGTCGCTGCTGGCGTCCTATGACGCTGTGTTCGGTGAAGCTATCCAAGGTTTGGAAAGCGCGCCTGACTGCTGTTCGGAGACAGCGAATGTTGACGCCAAGGTCAACAGTCTCGCGCAGGCCACGGGCATTACGCCGCCAGCCGCCAGCGAAAGCGAGATCGCGGACATCCAGACGCAGCTACAGGCGCTGGCGCTGACGCCGCCGCCGAAAGAGTTTCGGACGCCGCGCTACGGTTCGTTTTACGATACGACAATTCAAACAGCGGCGGCGATCAACACGGCCTACGCGATGACGTTTAACACGACCGATTTATCGGTTGGCGTCACCCGCGGCACGCCCACGTCGCGCATTTACGTTGATCGGGCAAATGTTTACAACGTGCAGTTCTCCGCTCAAGTTGACAAAACAGCCGGCGGCGTTGCGTTGGTTTGGATTTGGCTTCGTAAGAATGGCGTAGACGTGCCTGACAGCTCCGGCCAAATCCGCATACAAGGCAACAACGCGGAAATTCTTGCCGCGTGGAATTACATCATTCAGTTGAACGCGGGAGATTATATCGAATTGATGTGGGAAGTGGGCGACACATCGGTTATTCTGCTGGCAGAGATTGCGTCCGCCGTACACCCTTCGGTGCCGTCAGTTATCTTGACCGTGACCGACAATGTGAGTTCCTTGGAGGTATAAATGGCCGTTACCATCAGCAACATCATCCCGGCCAAGACCGCGGAGAACAGCCAGACGACGCAGTACACGTCGAACGGCGTGCAGACGATCATCGACAAGTTTACGGCGACCAACTACAGCGCCTCGGCTGCGACGATCAGCGTCAACCTGGTCACTGCCGCAGGCAGCGCCGGCAACGACAACCTGATCGTCAAGACCAAGACGTTGCAGCCTGCCGAGACGTACACGTTCCCGGAACTGGTCGGCCATGTGCTGCCGAACAACGGCTTCATCTCGACCATCGCTGGCACGGCGTCGGCGATCAACATCCGCGCGTCAGGCCGACTGGT